TTATTTACAACTAGGTCATTCTCTACAGTTAAGTCACTGCTTATTGTAACTGACGGTGTAATAGTAATGCCACTTGAATCATCAGTGTCAACAACACTAGAAGCAAACGTAAAGTTACCAATACTGCCGCCGCCACCGCCACTTTGTGCTACCCATGCATAATCACTACCGTTCCAACTTAAAACTTGGTTAGATGTTGCTGTACTTGTGTTTAAATGTACATCTATTTTAGCGTCAGTATAACCTTCTGTATCATTTGCAAGTTTAACCCAAGCACCACCATGTGCAAAGTAACCTGCTCCTTCTGCATGTACATGAGCAAACATACCATGGTATGAACTTGCAGTAGGTAGATCACCTTCAGTTGCATAAACATTAGAATATAGTATCTTGTTTGTGCCTACGTTAAAATCACCAGTTAGTAAATCAGTAACTTGTGCTTTTGTAATACTTTTGTTAGTTAATGTATCAGTACTTGATGCAGTAATATAGGTACTTGTATCTGGTGGAGTGTACGTAAATACACCTGTTCCACTGTTGTAAGCAATAGCACCATCACCACTTGCACTACCTTCAGTACCTACACTTAAATCTGTTAATGCAACACCACCTGCTTCTGTTGCGTTAGCCCAATTTGAACCATTATATTTTAAAACTTGTCCACTTGTAGGACTAGTAATAGTAATATCGCCAATATTGTTAAGTAAATTAACATATATATTATATAACTCTGATCCATCAAGATTTGGAAGTTTTGCACTTGCATCTAGCTGTACAATTTTATTTGCTGTAGTTCCTACATCAACTGCTATAGTTCCTGCACCTGTAATAGTTCCGCCAGTTAGTCCAGTACTTGCTACTACGCTTGTAACTGTACCTGTACCTGATGCTGTAATTGGTTTCCAATAACTATTTGTGTTGTCCCAACTTAGTAGCTGTCCGTCTGTTGGTACTACGGTGTGTACATCTCCTAGATTCTTTAAAAGTGATGAGCCTGTAAGTGCATCTGTAATTCCATAACCCGATGTTGTAGTTGGTTTACTTGCAATATCAGAAAATGCACCACTAGTGGCTACTGGAGCAAGCGTTGGCGCTCCTGACAGTCCAGCATATGTTCCATTAAATGCGTCTGTAATTCCATAGCCTGATAGCGTAGTAGGTTTGCCTGTAATAGTAGAAAAGGTAGTTCCGGTTAACAAATTTTGTGAATCTGTTAAACTTGAAACATCTGATGGTATACTTGGTTTATTAGTTAAGTCTGCATAAGCGCCGCTAAAAGGTGTTAGAGTTGTTCCTGCTAAAATAAGTTGAGCAGTTTCTATAAAGGTTGCATTTCTTACGCCCCCGTTTTGAAGATCTAAGCTATCACCATTCGGCAATTCCTTAAGACGATTCTTATCGTTTGTGTCGAGTATTATTGGAAATCTATTTGCCATTAGTTACATCCTGTTTCATATATTTATCGTATCTCATTATAGTGCTGCAATCCTAGTTTTAAATGCTGCAAAGTCTACGCTTGCTGCAACTTCTGTTTTTAAATCTGCTAAATTAATGTATCCTGGTATAACCGCATTGTGCGTAACTTCGCCCGAAGTTGCATTGTAACCAAGTATGGTTGTCATTGCAACATTTCTAATTGGTTTAATTCTTAAACTACTTGCTGTAGTATTTTCTACTGCACTACCTGTTGCGTTGATTACAATTGAGTTTGCGGCTTGGTTAGTTTCACCTGCTAATTTTCCAATTGCTATTGCAACAGTACCTTGAGTTTCTCTACCTGCTGAGTGACCAATTGCTACTGCGGATACACCTTGATCATTTTGTCCAGCGTAACGTCCAAGTGCTGTAGCCTGTGAACCTTGTCTTTCTCTACCAGCAGAAGTACCAACTGCAACTGCCTGTGAACCTTGATCTGTTGTGCCAGCGTATGGTCCAATTGCTATTGCACCATACGCTTGGTTAGTTACACCTGTGTTTTCACCAAGTGCAATTTTATCTTCACTTGTTCTTATACTTGTTGTATCTACTACACCAACGATCTTGTTGTTGTTACCATCAACTAGTAATGTACTATCATCTCCAAACACACTACCTGTTATGTCACCATCATGTGGTGTGCCAGCTACTTGATAACCTACACTTGCATGGTTGCCCCAAGCAAATGCTGCATTCCAGTTTGCACTTCCTGCATTTGTAATTCTTGCATCTGCTCTAACATCAGTATAATATAACCTTGTGCCTTCAGTTAATTCAGTAGTAGTATTATTTGTTAATGTTACTTTATTATTAACTCCGTCTACTAGTAGAGTTGAATCATCGCCGAATACACTACCTGTAACATCTCCGTCTACTGTACCTACAACTGTGCCTACTGTACTAGTTGCTGTAATATTTAATGCGTTTACGTAAGTCTGACTTACTATTGAATTTACTCTTGCATCAGCTCTTGCATCTGTAAAATATAAATTTCCTTGTTCTGGTAATTCAGCAGTAGTATTATTGTTTATTATTACTTTACCAGCAACCGCGTCTACAAGCATTGAACTGTCATCAGCAAACACACTTCCGGTTATGTCACCTACTACACTACCAGTATGAACACCAGCACTGTTACCTGTTACGTTACCTGTTACGTTACCTGTCACATCTCCAATCAATGGACCATAGTGTTTACCAGTTAGTCCGTCCATCATTAATGTACTGTCGTCTGCAAATACACTTCCTACAATGTCTTTTGCATATACAACATTCCCGCCAACTACTAAATCTCCCGAAGCTGTTCCACTTAGTCTTACACCATTAATAAAGATAAAATCTTTAACATATAAGTCTTCCCATCGCTTTGTACTTGATCCTAAACTAATTGCTCCATCAGTTCTTGGAATTATACTAGTTGTAAAGTCAGTTGTGTCAGTAAACGTGCCACTGTATAGTTCATCGAAGTTTGCATTTACTTTTGTAAACGCTGTACGTAACGGATCACCATCACCTTTGTTTTGTGACTTACCTGTGTTAATTATTTCTTTTGCCATTATACTTTCCCTACGATAATTTCAATAGTACTTTTTCCACCATCGGATTTATTTTCTAACGACTTACCTATTACTGTTCCAGGCCTTGGATCGTTATTTACAATAGCGTATCCTGGAACTGCACTAGCAATCAACATGTCGCCCTTTGCAACTTCTCCAATCACCTTGCATGGAACTCGTCCAGTCATTGCTACGTCTGTTGGATGATTACCTTCTAGTTCAGAGTTCATTAAGTAAGCTGGATTAGTTGATACTACGCCAACTACTCTATGATCACCTTTAACAGATGTTACTGTAATTTCTTCTGTTCCTCCAAGCACAACTACTGTACCTGGTTCGTATGCTTCGTCTGCTAGATATTTTTCAGCTAAGTCAGCATATCTTGCTGTAGTTGCTGTACCTGAAAATGTAGTAGCATAAATTGTATTAAACTTTAATGGTGTTCCGCCGCCCTGTCCTAAGTTAATAGTGTTGTCAGCGTTCGGTAATATGTTAGCATCAACTCTACCAGTTATAGTAACAGTGTCTGAACTATCACTTCCTAGTGTTGTATTACCGTCTACTGCGAGGTCGTTAATTATAGTTGTAGTTGCATCTGCAACTTGTACTCTTACTGCTCCGCCTGTTACAACTTGAATAACGTCAGCAGCTGACCCAGCAAACCCTGTTCCTGCACCAAGACCAATTCCTGTTCCATTAGCATCTCTTTCACCATTTGCTTCAATAAAATTAGTATATGTCCAATCTACAGCTGCAAACGAATTTGCTGCATAAGATGATCCTGCTTGGAATGTTGACTGTGTAGTAATACCTGTTGTACCAATGTCTACGTTACCTGGAATACTAACAACTGGATATGTTACACTAGGACTTACACTTCCACCCGATGCTGAAAGTATTGTACCTTGAGCTGGTGTTTTAAGAGTAAGTGTTCCTGAACTTTCTGATAATATTTCATAAGTTTCTGTACCACCAATTATAAAACTGTTAGCTTGTATTGCTCCTGATGTTTTTCTTCTCACCATAGTATCACCAGTTGAACTAGTTGATACTGCTGCAACACCGTAAACTCCTGCTGATAACTTAATTAATGCTGACCCTGGAAACCCTCCATCAGTTGATGTAATAGTATTAGAAAAGTCACCGTCAATAATACCACCACCTGCTGAAATTGCACTAGCAAATGTTATTTCTTCAACTGCACCAGTTCCTGAGGAACTTCTTGCTAACACATTTCCTGTACCAATGTCTGCAAGTTCTGCAACAGCAATACCGCCTGCTTTAATTCTAACATAGCCGCTTGTAGTTTCAAAGTTTTCATCACTAAATTTAGCTATTCCTAAATCAGCTTGTACTTTGGCAGCTGAACCTGCCCAGCCTGTTGTAGCATTATCTTCATCAAATGTATTAGCTGAAGTCATTGACAATTTACTTTGTACAATTGCTGCACTTGCATTAACGTCTGCATTTATAATTGAGTTTGGAGCAATTTGTAAATCAATCTCAGTACTAGCTGCAATCCTTGTAGCAGTAATATTAATATCACTACCTGATGCTTCTACAGCATTGGCCCATTCATCCATTGGTGTTGTAAGTACTGAAGCAGTTGCAGTTGAGTTAGTTAATGAATTACCACTTGCAAATACTCCTGCTCCTACAGTGTATGTAACAATACTAACACTAAATGAATCTCCAGAGCTACCAAGTATTTGATCTGTTGTAGTTTCTATGTCTACAATCGTGCCGTTAATTGCAGCATTGCTAACTAGTTGTATTGTATTTCCAACTGCCCATGTGCCACCGCTTGGAGGAGATACGTAAATTCTTTTCTTACCTGTTGCAACTAGTAAGTCGTCTTTAGCTTGGCTGTTATTCTCAACACTTCTTAAATCTACAAGTGAGTCAAAGTCGCCAACTCTTGCATCTACATAGTTTTTATTTGTAGCCGCTGTACCATCTGTTCCTGGGTTTGCAACTCCAGTAACTAAGTTAGTACCCATTTGTAGAGTACCTTCCATAGGCCACCCACCGTTTAACGGAACATACCCAATGCCAATTCTATTACCACCTGGTGACGCAGCAACTTGGCTTCCGCCTGCTGTTCCTCCAAGCCTTCTGTTTAAGTAACTAACGACTGCTTTTTCTGTTGGAACTGCACTACCCGACTCGTCAACCATTGTTTCGTCTGCTGAGAACTCGTTAATAGTAACACCTTTAGTAAATCCAAGTGCGTTAGCATTTGAAAGACCAATTTCTCCTGAGAATGTAATTAGTCCTGTTGCTTGGTCTACGCTAAAGAACTTACCTACACGGAAGAAACCATATTGATCAGTACTTACAAAGAATACTCTACCCTTACGTCTTTCCCAAACTTGAGATGTAGTAGCAGTTGCAGATGATGTATAAAATTCACCAAGTGAATTTTCTGCTTTACCTAAGATAATATTTGGATAGTTTGAATCGTTATATGATCCTGTACCAATATTTGTAAAGTCATGTCCAGTAGCTCTAACAAGAGATATTGAAACTGTTAATTCTGCTGTTGTATTTGCATTAATACCTAGTTTAATTAGTTCACTGGATGATGTTGAAAATGCAGAGTTTAATCCAGTACCTGAGTAACCAGAGTTAATATTTGTTCCTGCTATATCAGCAATAGTAAGATATGCAACAGTTGAATCACTTTCGTAATTTGTTACTTGATGAGTTTTACCATCATGAGTAAATATCATTCCGCCTGCATAACCGCCTTCGCCGGGCTGCAATCCTGCAACATCTCTAGTAATTCTAGTAATGTCTGTTGCAGACCCTATTTGGGTGATAGCAATTTTAGTATCTCCCTGAGCACTACCATTGCCACCTACTAAGTTTGTATCACCTGTTGTACTAACGTTAAGCGTAGCAAATTCTGCATCAATTGTAGTAAAAATACTATTTGCTCCTACTGATATTCCGTATGGATCAGTAGTTTGAAAGTCAATACTTCGATATGTTGCAGTATCACTTTCATCAAAGTTAATAGCTGTGTTTGGTCTAACACTAAGGTTTGCTGGATCAGTAATATCATTAAATATTAGTGATTTAACAGTACGAAATTTTACAAGTGTATCGTTTGGTACTGTTAGCTGTAATGCACCAAAGAAGTCTGTTGCTTGTGCAGAATCTACTTTTAGATCTAGTTTGTAAACATTGTTGTTAAGCAGTCCTGGACCTGATGTACTACCAAACGATACAACGTTAAATGTTAAACTTGCAGCTCCTCCGCTTCCTAGCAGACTATCTGTAATAGTAATAGTTTGTGTATCTAAGTAATTCTCACCTGGTCTGTTAACTACAATAGTTGCTGCTCCAGAACCATTAACTGCAATATTAAATGATGCGCCACCACCTGTAACAGTACCACCTGATGTATATCCGCTATATGCAGTTCCGTCAACTGTTGTAGTTAATGCTTCGTCTGTATAAAGTTGGAAGGTTGTATCAGTAACTCTCTTAGAATAGTATGTATTACCATTTAAGTTTGTCATACCGCTAACAGCTGCAATTACAATTTTAGAACCGTCTCTTAGTCTATGGTCAGCCGTTGTTGTAACAACAACTGGATTAGCAAGAGTAGCGTTGCTTATATTTTTAATAGCGCCGCCTGTACCTTGTACGTTATTATATTGTCCTGAATTTCTCGCAGCGTCTGCTGCACTAATACTTGTAACTGATGTGACACCAGTTACCATAAGATCACCAAACTCGCCGTTTACGCCGTTCTTAGCAGTGTCTGATAAACTAGATACTGATGAAATATTATAGTTAAGTGTTCCTGTAGAACCTCCGTGTGCAATAGTAATATGTGAATTACTAAGAGGAGGAGTTAACATATCAGTAACGTATATACTTGTATCAGTAACTGCGTTTGGAGAGGTTGTAGTAGTAATAACTTTTGCAGGTTGTTCTGTTTTATCTCTTAGTGTTACTTGGTCTGGAATTTCGTTAGGGTCAGCTCCTTCCGCAACCAATCCAAAGTTACCATATCCGTTCGAGCAGTTTAATGCTCTAATTTCTGATCCGTTAAATGCATAAAATGCAGCATGGTTGTAATATGTAAATGTTGATACTTGCTCAGATACAGCACCGTTATTACAAATTAATCCATATCCTAAGTCGTTAATTTGCGTAAAGTTTTGTGCTAGTAATGATCTATTACCTGATGTCTGTAAGTATGCATCTCTATAATATAATCCGTTAGCAAATTGTGTTTCGTCGTACCCATCGGCGCTGTTTGAGTCTGCATCTAAATACGCCTTACACCATCCATTACCACTATCGTAATCTGATATAGCATTAATTTGATATCTTCTACCTTCTACATAAAACGGAGTAGGTAACAATGGCGCTCTTAAAAATAGTCCCTCACCTGGAAGGCTTCGAATCCAAAGAGTAAAGTTATTAATTTTTCCGTTTTGAGAACCGCCTAACGATGCTCCAGGATTAATAGTTTGTGGAACATATACAGGAAGGTTTGCTACATATGCATCTAAGTACATGCCTCCACTAAACACTTTCTTGTTTTGACTTTTAGAAAAACTAGAACATGCAAATATGTAAGGTGACTTAGTTAATATTTGACCTTCAGGATCTAGCACACACATAAATCCGCCATGACCTTGAGCAGATATATTTGTAATAATAGTTGAATCGTTCATTAAGAACATATCCATTTGATCATTGCGTAATGGTGGATTATATGCTACGTTGAAAGCATATGTAACTCTACTAACTAAGTTAATAGCTAAAGTATTAGTGTTTGATTCACCAACACCGCCTGTGAGTACTGGAGGAGCATATCCTGCAGCAGATTGATTTTGTAAAATACTACCTGATGCATATGCTCCAGTTAGTAGCGTTTGAATAATAGTTCCGATTTGGGTCAAAGAATCTCTTGTGATTGCTTCTTGCCCTAAAAATCCTCCATCAGCGTACTTACTAATATAGTAATAATAATATTCGCCTGCAGCCGCTGTAGTAAATTCTGATCCACCTCTTATTATATCTGTTCTTATAGAATCTAAAATTAGTTTAACATCTCTTCTACATTTAGCTACACCGTGAACATAGTTAACAAAGTTAGTATTAACAAAACTAATTACACTATTTTGTGTAGTTGTACTAGCTCCAATTATTGCTGTTCTTGCTGTAGTAAACTGTAGTGCTGCCCAAGTAACACTTGGTAGTGTTTCGCTTGGTATTCCCGACGTACTGTTTGCTGTAACAACGTCTTCCATTACTTGCAACAACCCACTAAACTCAGCTTGTTCTGATGTTGAAGCTGCGTCTAATGTTGTATTTTGCAATACACCAGATTGTAAGTTTGATACAGCATTATCAACTAGCACTACTTCACCAATTGTTGACAAATAATTAAGTGCTCCAGTAACTGCTGTTCTTTGGGCTGTATTGGTAGTCCATTGTTCAGTTGCGCCGTTGTACCAACTCTGTGCAACTCTTCTTACTGCACTATTTCCGCCATACTGTATATCGTAACTTGTAGCATCAATTGCTCTACCAATTTCAAATTTAAGTCTTGTACTATCCAGCGATGCCGCAGCATGATTACTAGTGACCCATTGTGCTATTTCTGCTTGTAGGAATAAATTGTTTGCTTGTAGTTGCTTTCTTGCTCTTGTTGCATCTGCATCAACATCAACACCTGCTGAGTTTACAGGGTAGTCAAATTCTAACGGTCCTGCGGAAGTACCAGTATTAAGTGCCCCGTTACTAACAATGTCAATTATTTCATTAATTGAATCATCTAGTCTAGCAATGCCTTCTGGGGTTAGTACAACAGCTGCTAAGTTTCTTACCAGGTATCCGATGTATCTAATGCTACTAATTGTAGCTTCTTTATTTGCACCAACTGCAATTGCTTGAGCTGTTTGTTGATAATATAATCCTCTATCAACTGCATTATAGTTTGTATTCAATGCCATGTCGTTAGCGATAGCATTTAGTATTAAATCTGTTCTTGTTTTCCAAGTAGCTTCAGTATAAGTTATATTAGGTTTATTTGCATCAACCCAAGCAATAACTTCTTCCGCAATAAAAGATTTATTAAGTCTTATAATTTCTGCGGCTGTAGTATATTTTCCTACGTTTGTAATCGATGATCCTACAGATATAGGTTTATCAGCATCAACTAAGTAGTGATACCCAAAGTAACCTTGTTTCTTATTTGACTGGTTGTAGAAAGGTGTTCCTGTAACTGCTGTACTTAACCCGTCAAATTCTGTATCTCTATAAAAATATGTATTAGCCCAGTGCGACTGAGAAGCTCTCTTTTTAGGTCTTATAATTACTCGTCGGTAGTCATCACCTTTTAATGATACGTTAGCTGGAACTCTAATGGGATAGTCTTCTTCGTATACTCCTGTTTCAACCATAACAGCAATTTGCTTGCTTCTGCTAGTATTTCCGTAAAGTATGCTTTCACCTACTTCAAAATCTTTAGGAGTTAGCAGCTGTACTTGAAGCGTATCGTTATTTCCGTTACTAGCGTCATTAGATGTAAGACTTACAATTTTAGCAACTGCTTTCGATAACGAGCCAGTTATAATTTTACCTGGTAGTAAGTCGTTATTAGTTGAAATCCCTTGGTCTACAAAGTTTAATGATCCGTTATTAAGAACAACCTTATAGTTACTACCAAACACTTCATCTGAGCCAGCACTGATACCGTTAGTAACAATATTAGTAATAAGATCAAATTTTGCACCAACAGCTACTCTTGCTGTTGAATCTCCATCACCGCCGACATTTGTCCATCTGTCTACTTCTGTTTGATAAATTACCCCAACCTTACCTGTTGTAAAGTTTGAATATCCTGAAGCTGTACTAAACGGAACAGCTAATGCTTCATCTGTAAATAATTCAAATGTTGTGTCTGTTAATTTTTTAATGTAAGCAGCTGTATTATTAATTTGAGTCATGCCGCCAGCTACTACAAATCTTACTTGATTTTTATCTACAAGTCCGTGTGCTGTTGTTGTAGTAACTACTGCGGTTGTAGCTAAAGTAATAGCACTAACAGTTTTTTCTTGATATAAGTCTTGCTGTAATAATGCAGTAACTAGATCTTTCTTAAAAGTAATAGATGCTAGTGTTTGTGTCAATTGGGTAGTAATTGCTTTTCTAGCACTTGCACTTGAATAATATCTTTCAGCTGCAGATCTAGTAAGTGTATTAGCATTTAGTCCTCTGTTAATATCTAATGCAATTGAATCTAAAATTAATCCAGAATCTCTTTCGCATAACTCAATACCGTATACAAAAGTAGGGTATGTAAATTTTAAATATCCTTGAAGTTCTTTAACAATAAAGTTTTTGTTCTGTTCTATAATAAGTCTTGTTTGCTCGTATATAGGAGAAACAACATCTGCAACAGTAACTTCTGCAAAAGTAGTACCACTATCTTTTGTAATTATTTGTTTGTAAGGTGATAAGTCTGCTGTAGCGGGCGAAGAAGCTTTAATTAGTTCGTCTGCTCGCTTCATTGCCGCACCAATAGTTTTATATGCGTATGTTAATGAAGAACCTTCCTTGCCCGAAGGAACGTTTTTCATTAGGTCGTCACCAGTTGTACTTACGAATAAGTTATTTGCACTTGAATATGCTGTATTGTCTACATAAAACTTTGTAGCAGCCTGCATATCTTCAGCACCATTTGGTTTACCTGAGCCTGCAAGTTCGCCAGGATGATCATTTAGATATAATGCTCCTGTCATATCATCGCCTTGACGACGAACAATGCTCTTACGTGGCAATGCTACATTGTTTAAGAAATTACCAGTTAGCGTAGAATCGTATGTATTATCAATTAATGTATGAGTGTCAGTGGCTGCAATAGTACCGGACACTGCAACTTTAGTAGTATTAGCTGTATCCTGGTTTTGACTCTTTGCTGTAGCTTCTGAAGTATGAAAAGTAAAGTTGTTTGCATCTACTCGTCTAATATAATAAATTGTATTTGTAACCAAACCTGATGGATCAGTGTCTTCAGCATTAAATTTAAATGCTGTTCCGTTTATACTAGTATCGTATCCATGACTAAGAACTTCTATATTATTGTTTAGGTATCTATTAACAGTTAGCGTATATTGCGTTACTGATGCAGGCTCGTCTGCAATACGTACTGGAGTAGTTCCTGTACTATCACTGATAATATAACGTTGGTCTGCATATCCTTTGTTAATAACAAGATCATCAATTGTTACTGTAGCATCACCGTGACTTACACCAAACTTTGCCGCAGCAGAATCTGATACTTCAATGTTTGCTATCGGGTTTGAGTTTGCAGATAATGGACCTCCTAATGTTGGTGTTAAGTCATCAGACATCTCTGTAAATGCTGTTGAAATTATAAGTTTTCCAGCAACATTATAACTAAAAGTAATAGTGTCTTGTAAACTTGCATCTATTGCCGAGTTTGATGCAAGTGTTGCTAATACTATAGCTGTCCCTGCGTCGTTTACTAACGGAATAGTATTTGATGCTAGTTCGTTTGGAGTATCAGATAATGCAGTAAAGTTAATAGTACCGCCTTGTCCAAATACTGCGTATAATTCCGAAAAGTTTTCATTACTTTTACGAAACGATTCTCTAATACTATCACCAGTGCCATCGTTGCCCTCTACACCAATATTTACTTCTTGTCTTGCCATTATTGAACTCCGTTATATTACTGGCTGTGCCAGTTTGTCTACGTCAAAATTTACACTAACACCGCATCCACATGATGATGTGGAGTTAGGGTTTCGTATCTCAAAGTTTGAACCTACTATAGATTTTACAAAATCTACCTCAGTTCCGAAAAGGAACATTAGACTGGTTGAACCTATTATAAACTTTCCTACACCAGCGTCTATTACTGTTGAGTTATCTTCAACGTCTGCTTCTGTAGCAACTGTGCCCCAATCGTACTCGAATCCAGCACACCCTCCACCTTTTAAATTTAAACTAACACCATATACTGCATTTTCTTCACATATTGTATTAATTTGTAGTTTGGCCGTGTCTGTTATTGTACAAATGGTCATCTGATTTCCTTATTATACTGTATTTATATTTTTATTTTATAATCTTTATGTAAATATAGTTATGTTTATTAAAGAATTCCAAGAAGAAACCCGGCACATCCGTAAGAGTAAATCTGGCAAGGAACATGCTTATACACGCAATGTTACCCACTGTGTATTTAGATGTGACAATTGTGACAGCGAATTTAGTCGTACTAGAGGGAGCATGGATCCTAAACGTCTAAGTAATAATTACTTTCACGTATGTAAGACCTGCGATAGTAAGAGATTTGCCCAAAAGAAGGGGGTAGAAAAGAAACAAATGTGGAACTTAACTGCTTCTAGTGATCTTCCTATTGGTAAACTTTAATCTTCTTTTTTGTAAAGAGTCCAGATTCCATAACCAATAGCAGCATATGCTGCTAATTTAGCTAACGGACCGGCAATTAATACAATTATTCCAATACCAATAAGTACTGCACCATCCCATGTAGTACGTTCTTCAAGTCTACTTGTAATAAATTTCTTAATCATAGTTTTTCCTTGTTTGTAATGCACCAACAGAAGTTTCAACTCTAGTTAACTTACGATTTATTGTAGTAATAGCTGTACGTTGGGTACGTATTTGATCTTCTAATGCTTGCACATATTTTTTTGTAGGCAGTATTCTTTCAATACCGTCTTCCCCTAACATTGCAATAGTGTCCGAGCCTTGGCCTCTAATACCGCCAGCAACTCTATTAGGATTCTTATCCGATGACAAGCTCTCTGGTTTCTTGTTTTGGCGCCCGTACATCTTGTTTAAGTAGTTCATTATCATTTCCTTTGTAATATTTATACAGATTAATACTGGCTAAATTCTTACATTTAGCTTCAACCATAATATCTGCATACTCTAAAAACTCTAACGCCCAATCATTTACAGCATCATTCCACATATAATCGCTATGTGCTCTTAGCTTCGCTTTTTTGTATCCTTGTGATTCCAAGGATCGAAAATCTGGTCTAACTCTTTTTGAATGTAGTGAGAGAAGATCCTCTCTGCTAACACTATAATGAATAGTAGGCCGAACACCCCTCCAACTATCAATGATACGTTTAAATCGGTCGTCTGTTGCACTTATATATTCTCCTTCTCTACACCAGTGATGATGGATATCTAGCACCAAAGCGAGATTGTTTCCAAGCTCAAGACTGTGGTCGATACCCCATTTGTTTTCGTCGTTTTCGATTGTAATACAGTTTCGTGCTTCTGGCGAGAGGCGTTTAAGTGCGTCTTTAATACCGGCTGGACCTTGTCTGCCTGATATGTGGACATTACACTTGAAGTCCTGAAATTGCCTGCCGTAACCCATCCACCTAATGACGTCCGTGTGATATTCAAATTCTTCTATGCTCCTATCAACAATATCTGGGCTGTCACTAGCAAGTACAGTAAATTGCCCAGGATGCATAGAGAGGCGAACATCCAGCAAACGAGCTTGTTCTCCAACCCTTGCAAATTCCCGTTCGCAATAGCTAATAACAGCAGGGAGTTTCCAATAATAAGACCACTGATGCTGAGTGTATACAGGAAGGCAATCGCTGCCAAGTCGTACCATTCTAAGTTCATCGGGTAAGCCTCCTACGTATTCAATTAACCTTTTGTATGCGGCAATGTTGTGTACCATAATGTCCCACAATCGTTGTTCTGCTACATCACGAGTTTGCCTATTCAACCACTGTACTGTAGTTGACTTGGTATTTAGCGGTCTTTGAATCTCTTCAAGTATTTTTTTCTTCTGCGTTTGATCCGGGTGCATGTATTTGCATGCAAAACCTATACGTTTAATCATTTTCATATTCCCTCATTAGTAATGCAATCTCTTCATTAGTAATGCAATTCAAAGTCTTGCACTACTAATCCTAGGTTACTATCTTCTTTGTTGCCAAATACATATGCACAAGTATCAACTGGAATAAAGTGTGTAGTATCTCCATCACGTAACGGATAAGTTGGATCATGTACTACACTACTTATAAAGCCTGCACTTTTAGCTACCATAACTGCGGTATTCATTTGCTCTTCGTTAACTTCTAATACAAGTACTGTACCAAATGTTTTACCACTTAACCAACAGTTATATAACTCAACTGAACAATTAGCATGTTTATGCCACTTAGACTCTTTACAAAAAACCTGATACTCTGCAACAAACTGATTACTAGCATGACTAGCTTGCGCCATTGCTTTACCGGGATTCATTGAACGCATGTCTGCCCTCATCAATATGTAAAGTACAGGCTTCATAGTAGTTCCTTATTTTATTAATTTATAATAAATTATAGCATAGTTTTTAATCTTTGTCAAGATTTAATTTTTCTCTCATTTTCCTACGCCTTACTACGTTTTTATCAAAAATATAATCATTGTATCTTACTTTATAATAATTCTTTTTCTCTAATACCTTACTTTGAGAATCTAAGTCAGTAATTTTTTGTATAATCACTATAGTAAACAGTTCCCCATGTGATGCTAATACCCATAGATTCTTATTTTGAATATTTAGAAAAGTATTTAATGCATCACTGCCACCAGCAAGTTGTAAATCGTTTATTATATGCTGGTTAGTATTTGCTCCAACTATAACAGCCTCGTATTTATTATCATAGTTATTACACTCTACTAAAATAGTTTCCCAAAATTCGTTTAAGTCCCAATCTTCTTGAACTTTAACCGTTTTTACTTTATTATTAATCCATGCTGATCTAGCATAAGGACAAGTAGGACCAAAGTATTCTCCGTCCTTTACAGGCTTATCTAGTTCAATTATCCAACTATCTAAATATTTTTTTAAGTCCAACATGCTACTTCCAATTCCTTACTACCCAAGGGTCTTGGCAGTTATGCGGATTAGGATCCCCATGGAATACTGTAATAACACAATCTGTTGGAGGCTCAACATGTTCAATGTCCTTAAACACCCTATTGCCCTTTGTTCTTCCAGCTTGAAATTCTTTTGATTGTCTTATTTCCCATTTCCAACTTCTTATCCAACTGTCAGGAAAAAACGTTGCAGGTACTCTATTTCTTAATGCCTCGGCATATAGCCAATCCTGATCACCAAAGAATTTATTTTGTACGTCTTTCCAATTAGTAGAATAGTCAGTCCATAATTTTTCAAGTTGCCCTGTTTTAAATCGAATAACAGAACTATTATACTTCTGCCAGTCAGGACGCATTTGTCTAGTAAAGTCTCTAATGATGCACCAGTTTTTAGGAGAGTAAGTAAACAATCTGTCAATATTGTCTGATATAACTACATCTAAGTCTAAATATAGTATTG